CGCCCAATTTACCAAAACCTAATTGGCAACCAAAATCAAGGTGGAAATCTAACTGGTCAATCACTTGGCGGAAACTTGCTTGGATTAAACCTTCGAGTATCTCGCAACATGGCAGTTGGAGCACCAACAGCTGATGATTCACTTATCTTAATTAACCCAGATTCATACACATGGTACGAATCAGCACGCACCCGTCTACAAACCAACGTTGCCCTAAATGGTCAAATTGAGGTTTCTTACTACGGATACGGCGCACTAGCAACAAAGGTAGGCGCAGGCGCATACCGATTCATGGTTGCATAATCTAACAATCCAATAAGTGCCAGGGGTTGCTCCCGATCTCTGGCATCTTTGTAATGGGAGTTAAGGAGAAGACATGCCTAGCATTATTTCAGCAAGTGAGTTGAGAGCCGTGCTTGGTGTGTCTTCTGCCTTATATTCAGACAGTTATTTAAATGAAATTATCGATACCGCAGAAGGCGTGATCCTTCCAATGTTGGTTTCTTTTAAAAGCCCTATTCAAGAAGCTGCTTTAGAAGATAACGTAGCAACATTCACTACTTTAGGCATTCATGAATTCACTGAAGGTCAATCAGTCGTCATCGCAGGATGTGGAGCACCTTACAATGGAACACGCACAATCCTTGCAGATAATCTTGGACAATATACATTCTCATGCGCCATTACAAACGCAGATGTGGCGAGCGCAAATATCATCCCATCAGGAACTGCAACCCTTACAGCTGCTGCAACTTATGTTGGCAACCAACCAGTTCGTTCAGCGGTATTCGTAGTTTCTTTAGAAGTATTCCAATCTCGCCTTGCAGGAGGAGGTCAGATTGAAGGCGTAGATTTTACCGCTACTCCGTTCAGAATGGGCAGAAGTTTATTCAACAGATGCGTGGGCATATTAGGCGCATTTATAGATGTTGAAAGTATGGCTCAATAATGCCATCAACAATTTTATCTTCAGTTAGACAACCACTTGCAACAGCACTTGCTTCAGTAGCAGGAAATGTTTACAGTTTCGTTCCCGAGTCGGTTATCCCACCAGCAATCGTCTGCGTCCCAGACAGTCCATACCTTGAATTAGAAACAATCAGTAAATCTGCTATTCGTACAAAGATCAACATGACCATTTCAGTCGCAGTTGCTTACAACTCAAATCCAGCAAGCCTGGACAATATCGAGCAACTCATCCTAAGTGTTCTGGCAGTGATCCCAGCAGGATACATCGTCAGCTCGGTCGAAAGACCTACAGTTACACAAGTTGGAGCATCTACTTTGCTTATTAGCGATGTAAGAGTTTCTACCTACTACACACAAACCGCATAAAGGAGAATCATGGCAACCACAGTAATCACAGGTCGCGATATTTCTTTGTCTTTCACAGGTGGAACAGACATCGAAGCACAAGCGACAAACGCAGTTCTAACAAAAGAGTTTGATCGTCAAACTTACCAAACACTTGATGGCGAAGCCTACAAAGTGGTAAACACATCTGGCACATTCCAATTAGACATGCTTGCTGACTGGGGCAAGACCTCATCAGTTTGCGAGGCTCTTTGGACTGCTTGCGATACATCACCAAACGCAGAAATTTCAATTACACTTACAGCTGCAACTGGCGCACAATTCGTGTTCCCAGTATTGCCAGTTTACCCAACCGCAGGTGGCTCAGGAGTAGATGCTCAAACAGTATCTTTCACATTCCAAGTTGCACGTGGCGAAGTTACTGAAACCTTCAGCTAAAGAATAAAACGGGAGCAAACAAATGAAACTACCAATCACAATTGAATACAACTCAGGAGAGCAAGCCACATACATAGCCCAACCTCCTGAGTGGGCAAAATGGGAGAAGCAGACAGGAAACACGATTGGACAAGCCAAAGAAAAGATTGGCATGTGGGATCTTATGTTTTTGGCTTATCACGCCCATAAGCGTGCTATCGCTGGCGACAAACCAGTCAAGCCAATGGATGCCTGGATGGAAACAGTCGCAGACGTAATTGTCGGTGATGCGGATGACCCAAAAGTCACCCAGAAGGAAGCGTAAGCCGTTTACTTATTGCGGTGGCAATAGCCACACAAATACCAATGAGTGAATGGGAAAGCGCAGAAGATTTATTAACTGCAGTCGAGATTCTTAAGGAGCGTGGATAATGGCAGTCAGCACCGAGCCGTCAATCTTCTACTCTAAAAGAGAATTAGGTCAGATTGCAAAAGTATTGCGTACGATGAGCGATGTCGCTATTGCGGAAAGCAAGAAACGTGTGCAACAAATTGCAGATAAAGAATTAAGTGCTATTCGTGCAGTTGCTAGCGGTAGAGGCAAAGTTGCTCAAAGAATTGCCGATGGCGGTAAAGTAAAGAAATCATCTTTACTAGGTGAGATCCAATTTGGTTTTGCCTCACAAAGATTTTCTGGCGGTGCAACAACTCAATTTAATACACGCAACGACCAGCCAGGCAATCGCAAAGGTATTGGCGCAGCTACTGAGTTTGGATCTGCAAAATATCCACAGTTTCCAAGATGGAGTGGCCCTATGCCTAAAGGCCCTGGATCACGTGGATGGTTTATCTATCCAACAGTAAGAGCGTTACAGCCAACGATTATTAAAGAGTTTGAAGAAGTAATTTTAGAGATTAGAAAAGAGTGGACAGATGGCAAGTAGGACTTTAACGCTAGCCCTTGCAGCTGATATTGATGATCTTAAAAAAGGATTAAAAAAGGCTGACGATGAGATACAAACCTTTGGCGATAAGGTAAACACCTTTGGCAAAAAGGCTGCTGCTGCGTTTGCAGTTGCTGCTGCTGCTGCAGTTGCCTATGGCACCAAATTAGCCGTTGATGGCGTTAAAGCAGCCATTGAAGATGAGCAGGCACAGTTAAGGTTAGCCAAAGCATTACAGAGTGCCACAGGGGCAACACAGGCACAAATAAAGTCCACTGAGGACATGATCTTAAAGACATCCCTAGCCACTGGCGTAGCAGATGATGAACTTCGTCCAGCCATGCAAAGACTGGCAGTTTCTACAAAAGATGTTGGCGAAGCCCAAAGATTACTTGGCCTTGCTTTAGACATAAGTAAAGGCTCAGGCAAAAGTCTTGAGGAGGTGGCAAATGCGCTAGGCAAAGCCCAGGACGGGAATACAACTGCACTTGGCAGATTAGGATTAGGTTTATCTAAGGCTGAACTTTCAACACTTTCATTTACAGAAGTCCAGGCTAAATTATCAGAGTTGTATGGTGGCGCAGCAGCTGCTAATGCTGAAACCTTCCAAGGCAAGATCGATCGTTTAAAGGTTGGCTTCGATGAGGCTAAAGAATCACTTGGCACTGCATTACTTCCAACAGTTGAGAAGTTTATTGGATTTTTAAACACAAGTGCCATTCCATCATTAAATGCGTTTATTGCAGGATTAACTGGTGATGCAGGATTAGTTGCCGGACTTAATGAAAGCCAACAAGGCTTTGCAACCTTTGGCAAAGTAGTTGCAGCAACGGCTGGCATTGTTTCAGGATTTATTACCTTTATCAGAGAAGCAGTCGGACTATTAGTTGAATTTGCAAACCAAGCAATTAGAGCAATTAACATTATCAAGCCAGGCACAGATATTGGATACATTCCAAACCCATCACTTACTGGCACAATGACTGGTCAAACAGTTCCAACAATTGCCAGCACTCCTAATGCTAGAGAAAACCGCACCACAGTAAACAACATTACAGTTAAAGCACTTGATGCTGAAGGTGCTTCAAGAGCTGTGGCAAAGGTATTAACTCAATCATCAGCCAGATCAATTCCGGCTTTGGCGGGTTCAAGCGTTAGAGGCAATTAGTGAGCAACTTTGATCCACAATGGAAACTCACAATCAATGGTACTGATTACACTGATGTAACAATCTCAGATATAAGCCATCAATCCGGCAGAGATGATATTTACCTTCAGCCAAATCCTTCTTATATTGAAATTGCTTTGGTTGCTTTGAACAATCAAAATTATTCATTTGCCATTAACGATGCCTTAGCCTTACAAATCAAAGATAGCACTAACACTTATCAAACGATCTTTGGTGGCAACATCACAGACATAACCACATCAGTGGGAGCAACTGGATCAGTTGGCACAGTTTTCTCATATAACATTATTGCACTTGGATCTTTGGCTCGATTGGCTAAAACAATCAGCGAAGGAGTTTTAACTTCAGATCATGATGGAGATCAGATTTATGCCTTACTGACCGAGTTTTTGCTTGGTGATTGGAATGGGGTATCAGCTGCTCAAACATGGGCTACCTATGACGCAACCACAACTTGGGCAACTGCCGAGAATTTAGGTATAGGCGAAATAGATCGTCCTGGTCAATATGAAATGGTCAATCGTGGATCTAGTGCAGACACTATCTACAATATCGCAACACTTATTGCTAACTCAGGTTTTGGTTATTTGTATGAGGACAGTTCAGGCAACATAGGCTACGCAGACGCTTTACATCGCCAAAATTACCTATTAGCAAATGGTTATGTAGAAATTTCAGCAAATACTGCAATTGGTGCTGGTATTCAGACTACGACTAGGGCTGGCGATATTCGCAACGACATAACTTTGAATTATGGCAACAGTTTCAATAATAGCGAAACTTTAGTAGATGCAACAAGCGTAGATATTTATGGTTACAAATCAGAAGCAATTAACTCAACAATTAAAAACGCCACAGATGCTGAAGATATTGTTCAAAGATATATAGACCTTCGAGCCTATCCAAGAGCCAATTTTGAGAGCATCACATTCCCATTAACTAACCCAGAATTAGATGATACAGATCGAGATGCTTTATTGAATATTTTTATGGGTCAGCCAATATCCATAACCGATCTTCCAGTGCAAATCAATGGAGGCAGTTTTCAGGGTTATGTTGAAGGCTGGTCATGGAGCACATCATTTAACCAATTATTCTTAACTATAAATTTGAGCCCTACAGAGTTTAGCCAAGTGGCTATGAGGTGGAACACCACCCCAATAAGTGAGGCTTGGAACACAGTATCCGCTATACTAGAGTGGCAAAATGCCACCATCGTTGCTTAAAGGAGCAAAATGCCAACAACTACCAACTACGGCTGGACTACACCTGCCGACACTGATCTCGTTAAAGATGGTGCATCTGCGATCAGAACACTTGGAACTGCTATTGATTCAACAGTATTCAATAATGCCAGTGCTTCAATCCCAAAAACTTTACTAGATGCTAAAGGCGATTTAATTGCCGCATCAGCTGCCGATACTGCAGCCCGTCTAGCAGTTGGCACAAATGGTCAATTCTTGACTGCTGATAGCACTGCATCAACTGGCTTGGCATGGACTACACCTGCTGGAGCAGCCTTAATTCATATTAAAGAACAAACATGGTCAGCCGTATCTTCAGTAAACATCAATGACATTTTTAGTTCAACTTATACCCATTACAAAATCATTATGACTTATTCCTCTTCCGCTGGAGATAGTGAATTGTCAATGAGATACAGAGTTTCAGGTGCTGACGACACTAGTGCCAATTATCAGAATCAAAGATTGATTGTTGATGCGGCAAATACACCAGCAGCAAATCGATCAGCAGGTGCAACTTCAAACAGGTTTGCAATTCAAAACACTAACGAAAATGTTATTGAAGCAACAATTTTTAACCCGTTTTTGGCTGCAAGAACTTATTATTCTTCTGAAGGCAGTTATGTTAATGCTGAAGGTACTGGAGAAACTCGTCTAGTTATTTATGGCGGAACTTTTAGAAACTCAACTTCATTTACAGGAATGACTTTAATTCCTGGATCTGGCACAACTACTGGAAAAATCAATGTGTGGGGGTATAAGGCATAATGACTAAAACAATTTATTTTAATGAAGATGGCGAAAAGCGTGAAGCAACTGAGGCAGAAATTGCTCAATTGTTAATTGACCAAGAAGATGCAAAAGCCAAGCAATTAGCAGAAAAGGTTCAGGCTGAGGCAAAGGCTGAGGCAAAGGCTGAATTACTTGCTCGCTTAGGCATTACTGCTGAAGAAGCGCAACTGCTACTTTCTTAAATGAAACCCTGGCTTAGCAAATCTGCAGTTCAATTACGGGAGCAAATTGATGACTGTTTTCCAGATCGCGATCGTTCTTCTGATGGTTGGATTGGCGACGCTAGGCATGCTACAAAACCGAGCGACCATAATCCTAGCAATACGGGTGTGGTTCGGGCTATCGATGTGGACAAAGATTTAAACAAGATTAAAACTCTTAGCCTGGATCTATTTGAACAGCTGAGATTATTTGCAAAAGCAGATAAGACCAAACGCATCACTTACATAATCCATAATGGTAAAATATGTTCTGCTAAAGGGAACTGGAAATATAGGGCTTACACAGGCTATAACCCACATAAAGCACATATCCACATTTCTTTTAGCCCTGCGGGAGATCAGGACAGTTCGTTTTTCGACATCCCACTTCTCGGAGGTAAAGTATGAAACTATCAAAGAAACACAAAGCAGCAATCAAGTCCTACCTAAGAGCTGTTGCAGCTGGTGGCATCACAGTTGCCCTTGCAATCGTTGGCGATGTAAAGCCTGAATACGCAGTATTGCTTGGTGCAATAATTGCTCCTCTCATCAAGGCGATCGATCCTAAAGAAAAAGAATTTGGCATTACGACTGAATTATGAGCCAGTCAGAATTCTTTACTCTTTACTTTGCAACCATCGGTGTAATCGGTGGCTTTGCTAGTTATGTCATCACTCATTTAATGGCTGAAATTAAACGCCTCAATGAGCGTGTCGATGAGATCTATAACATACTCCTAGAGCGATAATTTAAAACATGGCAAACACACGCAAGAAGCAAGCACCTCGCAAAAAAGTTGCTAAGAAGCGGATTGTGCGTAAGTCGCCAGAGCCATTAACCAAATTAGACGTATTTTATGCATCACTGCATGAATGCTACAAAGCAGCTCGTAAGGCTGGTTTTAGTGAAGGCGTTGCACTTTGGATGATGCAAGACAGAATCCTTCCCGACTGGATTGTCGGCGATGGTGCGATCATTCCTTCGATTGATCCGACTGAAGAAGATGAGGATTTAG